CCCCCCAAATAATCTAAAATTCGGAAAAAACGGCGAAAAGGAGTGAAAATGCCACTATTCGACCTTGAGATTCGAGACGAATCCCCGATCCACGACGCCGTCAAGGACCTGATCGAGGATCTTGAGGGGGAGGACCTGCTCGATTACCGCACGAAGCTGCTCACCGTGGTGATGCTGTCCACGGCGAAAGCCCTGGACCGTGGTCTCTGCGCCGCGAAGGTCAGCGTGGCCACGACTCAGCTCGCCAGGCAGCTCCTAGACGGCATTGAGATGCTCCCGAAGCCACCGGCGAAGACCGGCAGTGTGTTCGACACGCTGCAGACCGTCATCGAAGCCGTCACGGCCCGATCGATGGGACTCTGACCGTGTCCATCCAGCTGCCCGACGGCCTGACCGCCGCCTACGCCACCCTCCGGGACCCGGACAGGCCCAGCCTCGGGCCCGTGGTCGCCGAAGTCTCCGAGCGGGTCCGCGGACGCCGGCTGATGCCGTGGCAGCGGTACGTCGCCGACGTCGCCTGCGAGCTGGATCCCGAGCATCCCGGCGAGTGGTGGTACCACACGGTGATGGTCTCCGTGCCCCGCCAGGCCGGCAAGTCCGACCTGGTCGGCGCCATCCACCTCCACCGGATGTTGGCTTTCGCCGATCACCGTGCCGTGATGACGGCGCAGACCGGAAAAGACGCCGGCAAGAGATGGCGCTCCTACGTGGACGATATCCCGGCCGTGGAGGACTCCGGCGTCGAAGTCCTGCGGGGGAAGGGCGCCGAGCGGCTCACCTACGCGCCGACCGGCGCCTATCTCGAACCGTATCCGCCGACGGACTCCGCGATCCACGGCGACGCGATCGACCTGGAATCCGCCGACGAATGCTGGGCGTACACGCCCGAGCAGGGCACAGCGATCGAAGCCGCCGTCAAGCCCGCCCAGGCCACTCGGCGTCTCGCCCAATCCTGGCGGCTGTCCACCCGCGGCTCCGAGGCGACGTCCGGCGGATGGTGGGATGAGAAACTCGCCCACGGCCGGGCCGCCACGAAGGACACCGGGTCCCGGGTGGCGTTCTTCGAATTCTCCGCCGACCCGGACCTGGCCGACCGGGACCCGTACGGCGACGCCACCCTCGCCTACCATCCCGCCATCGGCTACACCCAGTCCCTCCGGCGTCTCCGGTCGCTCGGCGACGGACTCCCCCTCGCAGAGTGGCGCCGGGCGTTCCTCAACCTGCCGACCGCCGGAGATGACAAGGCGGCTTTCGACGTCGCCATGTGGACCGCCAGGGCGATCCCCGAGGACGACCCCGCCGCCCAGCACCGGCGGCCCGGCGACACCGTCATCGCCTACGACGCCTCCCGAGACGGGACCGGCGCCACCATCGCCGCGGCCTGGCTGGACGATGACGGAGACCCCGTCACCGTCATCGCCTGGTCCGGGAACGACGTCCGCGAACTCGAACCCCGACTCCGCTACCTGTGGGCCGACGGCTATCGGAGGATCGTCGCCGACCCAACCGGGCCCACCCGGCTCATCGCCGAGACCCTCGCCGCCGACGGCATCGGCCAGACCGGCGCCTACAGCGACTACCAAGACGCCTGCCAGGCCCTGATCGACCGGTCCAGGGACGGCACCGTCTCCCACGTCCAGGCCGGCTGCGTCATCTCCGCGATCGACGCCGCCCGGCTCCGCGTCACCAACCGCGGCGTCGACTTCGACGCCGCCAAATCAGACGGCCCGATCGACGCACTCCGCGCCACCGCCCTCGCCGTGTGGGCCGCCGGCAAGTACTTGTCCAAACCCGTCCTGCAGATATGGTAGGGTGATCCACGTGGCACGAAACCCATTCGCATCCCTCGTCCGGGCGGTGACCGGCCGGCAGGCGCCGCCCCGGCTGCAGCGCGTCGAAAACGGAGTCACCATCCGCCGCGACGCCGGCGAAGACCCCCGGGTCCTGGACTCCGTCTACCGGGCCCTCGCCATCCTCGAAGGATCAATCTCCCAGCTCACCCTGGACCGCTACTCCCGCACCCTCGGACGCCCCCGCGGCTCCGCCACGGGCATGATCCAGCGGATCCTGCCGGCCGGCCAGACCCTCCCCGGATTCCTCGGCGAGATAACCCAGTCCCTCGCCCAGACCGGCAACGCCTGGCTCCGCGTCCCCCGAGACGGCGCCGCGGGCCCCGTCCGGGTCCTGGACCCGACCCGGTGCTCCGCCCGGATCGACGTCGCCACCGGCGTCAAAACCATCACCTACGACACACTGACCGTCTCCGACGTCCGCCAGCTGCAGCTCACCCACGTGCCCGGCGAGCCGCTCGGCCAGGGCCCGATCCAGGCGTGGGCCGACGGCCTCCGCGGCGCCATAGACGCCCACCAATACGCGGCCCAGTGGACCAAACGGGGCGGGCGCCCCACCGGGATCCTCACCACCGACCAGACGCTCTCCGCCGAGATGGCGAAAGAGTGGAAGACGGCGGCCAACCAGACGATGACTCCCGAGGGCGGCGTCGCCGTGCTCGGCTCCGGCCTCACATACAAGCAATGCTATTTGACGCCGGCCGAGCTACAGCTCTTGGACGTCCGCAAAGTCAACGTCATCTCGGTAGCGCGGATTTTCGGGATCCCGGCCCGGCTCATGCTCACCTCCGGCGACGGCGACTCCAAAACCTACGCCAACATGGAGCAGGAGTCGATCCTGTTCGTGCGGCATACGCTGATGCCGTACATGCGGGAAATCGAAGCCGCCCTATCCGAGCTACTCCCCGACGACGTGAGATTCAACGTGGACGGTTTCCTGAGGCCGGACACGACCACGCGGTACGCCGCCCACAAAGTCGCGATCGAATCCGGATTTCTCACGATCGACGAAGTCAGGGCCATCGAAGGCCTCAACCCACTATCCAAAGAAGACGAAGAAGGAAAGGAAGAAGGTGACGCCGATGGCGAAGACCGAGCACCCGGCAGCGACCCTGAACCGGATCCGGAGGCGTAGCGCCCCCATCACCGAGCGGTTCGCCGACGCCGGGATCGGCGGCGGCTGGGAGATAACCGCCCGGGCGGTCCCCCTGGACACGCCCACCGAGATATTCCATGGTTTCGTGGAGACCATCCAATCCGGTGCCTTGGTTCCACGTGAAACCGGGGTGAAGCTTTTCTCCGAGCACCGCGCCGTGATCGGCGTCGTGACCGACATGCGCGAGGAAGAGGGCGGCCTCGTGATCGACGCCCGCATCTCCGACACGCAGCTCGGCAGGGACGTCCGCCAGCTCATCGCCGACGGCGCCCTCACCCAAATGTCGATTGGGTTCCTGCCCGCCGATGACGGGCAGACCGTCACCTACACCGATGACGGGATCGACGTGACCGTCACCCGCGCCACCCTCTACGAAGTCTCCGTGGTGCCTTTCCCGGCCTACGAAGACACTGCTATCACCGACCAGCGCTCCGCTACTATCGAAAGGGAGAAAATGGCAGAGACCGCCGCTATCGACAAGCTGGATGACGCGATCGGCGGTATCTCCGCCGACGTCCGGGCCCTCCGCGATCGGATCGACCGAGTGGAGACCGCTCAGGTCACCGAGCCGCATCCTCTCGCCCAGTACCGGTCCTACGGGGACTACATCAAGAATGCACCCGAGGGGCTTGATTTCCGGGACGTCACCGTCACCAAGGTTGGGCAGTCCGCGCAGCCGCCCGCCTGGCTCGGGCGCCTGCAGGCCAAGATGGAGGCTAAGAAGCGCGTAACCAACGCGCTGGCGTACACGCACGACGTCCCGATGCAGGGCCAGACCGTCCAGTACTCCGTCTACAAGGAAGACAGCCTGACGGTCGCCGAGTACACGGAAGGCACGCAGGTGGCGACCGGGACCATGACCGACGAGCTGCAGACCGCGAAGGTAACGGCGTTCGCGGGCGGCACGTCCCTCACCCGCGCGACCATCAACCGGGCCGATCCGGCGTTCCTGGACGATATCGGGCAGCGTCTCGCCATCAAACACGCCAAAGCGTTCGAGGCGTGGAACGTCCAGTTCGTCCGCGAGCAAATCGTCGCCGCGGCGGCCAAGCGCTCCGTCGGCGGCGCCACCAAGGCGAGCGAAATCACCGCGGTCTCGCTGCGCAACGTCATCATCGATGCGCAGAAAGCATTCGACGATTCCGACCAGTACTCGATCGACGGATTGTTCCTGACCTGGGACCTGATCAAGGTGATCGCGGCGCTCGGCGAGGAAAAACGCCTGCTCCGCTGGGTCGGATCCGACACGGCAGTCGCCAACGAGGGCAAAATCGACCCGACCAAGCCCATCTCGCTGAGCCTGTACGGTGTGCCCGTCGTGCCGATCCCCGGCCAGACACTGGCATGCTTCTACGACAAGCGGGCGATCGTCGTCCGTGACGACGGGGAGGCGCCGCTCCGGCTGCAGCAAGACCAGGTGCTGGACCTGCGCCGCGACACCGCGATCTACAGTGAGTGCGTCCACTACTGTCCGTTCCCTGGCGCCCTCCTGCCGTGGACGTTCAAGCAGGGCTGACGCGTGGCGTTCACCGTCGATCTTGAGAAACTCCGGCTGGTCCTCACCCGCGAGCTGCACCTCGCGGGTGGGGCCTCCACCCTGGAACCCACGGATATCGCGGAGATGATCGACACCGCCGTCCAGATGGTCCGGTCCTACGTCGGCGCCTCCGAGCTGCCCGACAAGATCGCCCACAGGGCCGTCCTTGAAGTCGCCCGCGAACTCAACACCCGCATGCTGAGTCCCGGCGGCGTTTTCTCCGCTTTCGCGGACGCCGGCAGCCCGGTGCGTCTCGCCAGGGACCCGCTCCGGGCCGTCTACCCCATGCTCGCTCCCTACGTCAGGCCGGGATTCGCATGACCGAGCTCCCCACCATCGCGGACTGCCGCGCCGAAATCCAGGAAGGCCTGGTCGGCGTCCTCGGCTCGGCTTTCGGCACCGAGCTGAACGACGTCCGCTCCTACCTGCCGCAGACCCCGCCGCCCGCCACCGCGTGGATCGAGCTCATGGGCGTCGAAGCCGGCGAAACCCAGAATCTGCCCTACGCCCAGGCCCGGGCGACGTGGCGGGTCACCGTCACCGCCCGGCCCGGCATGGCCGTCGCCGACGCCACCGCCTGGCTGGACCGTGTCGCCCAGGTCATGCTCTCCCTGGACGTCGGCGGCATCAGCATCAGCGAGTACGTCGCCATCTCCGGCGACGCCCTCGCCTCCCCGCTGCCCGCCGTCCGCATCACCATCAAAACCATCATCACACGAAAGGCCAAATAGAATGGCTATACAGCGCCTCCGGGGATCCAAGCTGGTCCTCAAAATCGACAACGTCGATTACGCCGCAGAAATCTCCGAGTGGAAGTTCCCGAAAGAAGAAACAAAGGACGCGGGGACGAAGACCTTCGGCGACGTCATGAAAGGCTCCGTCGGCAAAGCAACCCTCGAAGTCACGATCGTCCAGTCCACGTCCGCCGAAGCCCTACTCATGAAGGTTTTCGACAATCCCGGCAAGGACAATGTGCCTTTCACGCTCGCCCCGCACGCCAACGATACGCCGACCCCGGATGAGCCACACTGGGTCGGGACGTTGGCGTTCCCGAAGCTCCGGCCCTCCATCGGCATCAAAGCCGGCGACGATGACAGCACGACCGAAATCGAGTTCACGATCCGCAACCGCGAGAAGAAGACCGCAGCGTAAAAAGGAGCCTTGTGATGCATGACGGCGTCTACTCCGTGGGCGACGGAGTCACCATGCGCATCCAGGGGGCAGACAAGACGATGCGGGCCCTCGCCCGGGCCGGCGCCGAGACGAGCGACATGAAAGAGCTCATGCACTCCCTCGGCGAGCTCGTGGTCCGCACCGCCAAACCCCTCGCACCCCACAAGACCGGCCGCCTCGCCGGATCGATCCGCGCCGGCCGCGGCAAAACCAAATCCGTCGTATACGCCGGCCGCAAATCGATCCCGTACGCCGGCGTCCAACACTACGGCTGGCCACGCCACCATATCCATCCGCATCCTTTCCTGGTGCAGGCCCTCGAAGCCCGCAACCAGGACATCGTCAAACATCTCCTCAAGGGCCTCGCCGAGATATGCGACAAGCTCGGCCTGGACAACAACATCGGAGGAACCCTCTAATGGAACCCAACACTGACGCACAGTCGGAGGCGTTCAGCGCCTTCGCGGAATCCCTCACCATCGGGGAACAGGTCATGTACACGACCATCACCGGCGCCGGCCTGGACGCCGACCCCGACCCCGGCCTCATGATGCGGGCCCTCGCCACCATCGCCCTGCAGCGCCTCGCCCAGCCCGGCGACCCCGCCATCACCCCGTCCGTCGCCGACGGCCTCACCATGGCCGACGCCCTGGACGTCATCGAAGCCGCCTCCCACACGGAGCCGCCCCGCGACGCCGCCCTCACCGGGATCCTCGCCAGGATCCGCCCCCACGCACCCAGCCAGCAAGCGGCGATCGAGGCGACGGCGCCGTTTCGTGAGACAGATGGCGGCAATGGTCACCTCGGGCATCATCACGTCTCCCTGTGAATACTGGGGCCTGACGCGGATGGAGACCGCGGCGCTCATCCGCGAATGGAACCGGCGCCAGAGAACATGAAAGTGCCCCCCCGGGCCTGAGGGAGAGAGAGCGGAGAACAAACTCAGGCCCGGGGGGGCTTCCCCCGATGTCAGGATCGAATCAACTGACGGGAAGGAGTCTATCAAGGTGGCAGGCAAGCAGTCAATCAAAATCAGTGTGACAGCCGACACGAAGCGGTTCCGGTCGGAGATGGGGAAGATCGGGCAGGCCGAAGGCGGGATCGGCAAGCTCAAGCAATCGATGTCCGCTCTCGGCATCGGCATGAAAGGTCTCGCGGCCGGAGCCATCGGTTTCGGCGCCACCGCGGCTTTCGCTCTCGGCAAGCAAGCCGTCGGCGCCGCCTCCAACCTACAACAGTCCATGGGCGCCGTGGACGACGTTTTCAAGTCGTCCGCCAAACAAGTACACGCCTACGCGCAGAAGGCCGCCGACGCCGTCGGTCTCTCCCGAAACCAGTATAACGAGATGGCTACCCTGATCGGCACCCAGCTGAAAAACGGCGGCACGGCCGCCAACCAGCTCGCCGACCAGGCCAACAAAGTCATTAAGATCGGCGCCGACCTCAGCGCGCAGTTCGGCGGCAACACGAAAGACGCCGTAGACGCCCTCTCCGCAGCCCTGAAGGGCGAACGCGACCCGATCGAGAAATACGGGATATCGCTCACCCAGAATGCGATCGACGCCGAAGCCGCGGCACTCGGCTACAAGAAAGTCAACGGGCAACTCACCACACAGGCCACACAAGCGGCTACACTCTCCCTCATCCAAAAGCAATCCGCGGATTCGACCGGTAAATTCGCTAGGGAGACAGACACGCTAGCGCACAAACAACAGGTCCTGTCGGCGAAATGGGAGGATGCCAAAGCAAAGCTCGGCAACATGCTATTGCCGATCGTAACTAAAATAACGGGGTTCATCGCCGACCATATCGTCCCGCTCATTGGCAAGCTCCCCGGACTCCTAGCAGGACTCGGGCGTGTCATCGGCGGTGTTTTCGTCGGCGCCTGGCGGCTCCTCGTAGGCGTCGTCAAGACCGCGGCGGGCGCCCTGAAGATCGCGTGGGAGGCCATCAAGTTGGCCTTCCAGCTCGGCGTCACGGCCGTCTCTACTGTCATGTCCGGTCTCGCCACCGTCGTCGGCTGGGCCTGGGACGGCGTCAAGTTGGTCTTCACGGGCGCCGTCGCCATCGTCAAAGCCGCCTGGGAGGGCCTCATCGCCCTCCTGCGCGGCGGCGCCACGGTCATCGGCGCAGTCTTCACCGGGATCGCGACCGTCGCCGGCTGGGTGTGGGCGGGGATCAAGGCCGTCATCTCCGGCGCCGGCGCCGTCATCGGCGCAGTCTTCTCCGGCATCCGGACCGCCGCCGGCTGGCTCGGCTCGGCGTTCCAGGGTCTCCTCGGCGTCGTCAAATCCATCTGGAACGGAATCAAGACGGTCATCGGCGCCGCCGCACACCAAATCAAAATCACATTCCAAACCATCATCGGCAGCATAAAGATGGTCATCGGATGGTTCGGCAAGCTCCTATCCAAAGTCTGGGGCGTGATAGGCCAGATAGCATCCTCTGTCTGGAACGGCATAACCAAAGTCGTAGGCTGGGTAGCCGAAATCCCCGGCAAGATAGTGAAAGCTTTCGGCAACGCGGGCAAAATCCTCTTGAATGTTGGCAAGAAAATCATCGGCGGCCTATGGGACGGCATCAAATCAGGCTTCGGCGCTATCAAAGACGGCTTCAAATGGCTCACCAGCAAGCTCACATCGTGGAAGGGCCCGGAGGCGGTTGACCGCACCCTCCTGCGCGGCGCCGGCCAGCTCATCATCCAGGGCCTCGTGGACGGGATGGCGTCCCGGTACGGCGCCGTCCGATCCTCCCTCCAATCCCTGACCCGCGGCATGCCGGGCATGATCGACGGGCAGGCCCTCGCCGGCGTCCCCGCCGGCATGCCCCTCCCCGCCGTCGCAGCCGCGGTTCCACGTGAAACAAGGCCCGTCAACATCACCGTCCAGACCCTCACCGCCGACGCCCGCTCCGGCCAGGCCGTCGTAGACGCCATCCGCGACTACGAGCGCGCCACCGGCCGGCACCTGGTAGGATAGGAGACGCCATGCACGTCTACCCGCCCATCTCGCGCTTCGATTTCGCACCCAAACACTGGCGCCAGCGCTCCGGCGACCAGTGGAGCCAAGACCGCGTGCGCGTCTTCGTCCCCGACAATCAACGGCACGACCCGAAGGGCGATTTCACGTTCAAGGCTAACAGCCGGGACCTGGTCACGATCGACCTGCCGCCCATCCCCGCCACCTGGTCCCCGGCCGTCACCGTCACCATCAAATGCCCCACCGTAACCGGCGCCACCGCGCGAATCGGGATCCAGGGCACGGTGCGCACCCAGACCATGGACGGCACCGACCGCACCTGGCTCTCCTACAACCCGCGCTACCTGCAGCGCCTCACCATAGAGACCCCCGAAGTATGCGACGGCCAGGAATGCGAGCTGCACGTGGAGCACGAGCTCGAAATCCCCGGCGACAGACAAGCCGCCACCGGGCCGGAGGCCTACGCCCTCATGGCCCAGCTCCCCGACCCCGCCACCGCAGACCAGCGCCTCGGCAAGATCATCCTCGGCTCCACCACGCTCCCCGACCCCAACCGCAAGGTCGGCGACTGGGACACCCTCGGCAACATCCGGCTCGGCCAATACACGCTCCCGCCCTCCGACGCCGACCTGATATGGGTCAACATGCTCGAAAACGGCGTCACGGTCACGACCGAGCGCGGCATGGACTACGACGGCATCACCTCCAACTATAAAATCGGCACCATGAAAGCCACCTACCGGGACGCCTACGATCCTCGGGTCGCCAAGATCCATAGGGGCCGCCGGACCATCCTGGTACACGTCCCGTCCGCGACGCCGATCTTCACGGGCACCGTCGATACCGTCGTGTCCCACTACCAGCCCGACGGCACCTACACCACCGAAATCACCTCCGTGGACTCCACCGCCAAACTCGCCGCCAAAACCTCAGTGGGGCCGCTCTCCGAGGGGTGGGTGTGGACGGCGAACGGGATCGGCGAAGTCACCGGCCCCAACAACATCTCGTGGCACACCACCCTCAAATCCGACAATGGGTGGTCTCGGCTGGGCGTCCACCGCGCCCCCTACACGGACCGGTCCCTCGCCCAGTGGCTGGACATCATCACCGCCACGGGCTGCAGGCCATGGTTCATCGACTCCCGCGGCTGGCTGGCGTTCGCGTGGTCCCCGCCCGACAATCTCCCGACCGGCTACCTGATCGACGCCGGCGGCATCACCCAGTACCAGTCGGGGACGGTCTATCCGCAGACCACGGAGGCGTCCGTGGACTACGACGCGTCCTCCGCCATCTCCCGCCTAGACATCACCACCGACCACATAGACCAGGAATATGACCAAAACAAAAAGAAATGGGTCGATAAGGGCACTATGAGTCAGCAAAAGACCACAGTGTACGAAAGGACAATCGAAAGCGAATTCGGGGAACGCAAAAAGTCCGTGGCCATCTCCGTCAACACATTCGAGTTCCTCCACAACCAAAACACGTGGGCCGCGCGCACCGTCGGCACGCTGACCAAGAAACTCTACTACAACTACCCGTCCGCATGGCCATCGGCGGTCACCCTGCCGGCCTGGCACGAAGCCGACCCGGCCGTCGCCCACCCCTACCGGGTCCACGGCGACGCCATGGCCACCGTCGGGCGCACCGCCCAGCTGGACCTGACCGACATCGTCATGGTCTCCACGATCCAGGACACCTACCCCTGCCACATCAAGGGAATCAAATGGACCCTGGACACCACTAGCATCAAAACGACGCTAGAGCTACAGAAACCCATCCCATACGAGTACGTGCCGGCATGGCTAGAAGCCATCCGGTGGAAAGGAAAGGACTGACATGTACAATTTCACCGACGGCGAGCTACTCACCGCCAAAAAGCTGAACGACACGCTCTTGGAGTGTCGTACCGAAGCTATCGACAACTCTCTAGTGGCGTCGCACACCAACGGCACCTCCATCTCCGGCACGGCGCAGGCCGCCTACTGGAAGAAGTGCCGGGTCGTCACGGGCATCGTCTTCGCCTATCCGACGTCGATCCAGGATGGATTCACCTACATGCCCGAGGCGGGCTTCCCGGTGACTTTCCAGGAAGGTGTCTGCAGCATCACGTGCACGCCGCTATCTGGGATCAACAATGCCCAGTTCCAATGCCAGCCGCCCCCGGGGCCCCTCGAAATCGACTCGCTAAGCACCGAGAAGTTCAGGGCACGCTTCCGCGGCTCCGGCGGCAACGTCCCGTACGCTTTCATGTGGACCGCAATAGGATACTAAAGAAAGGCGATTATCTATGGCTTGGTATCCCGGGGCCATCCACTGGCCCCTCAACGCCGAGGCGACGGACAGGTCGCATACTCCGGTGCGGATGACCCTGCACACCGCCGTCTCCGGCGCCACCAACCTATACAAGTACGGCCCATACCGCGGCACCTATTCGACGTTCTACGTCAACGGGAGCGGCGACGTCTACCAGTACGCCTCCACCGGCCAGGCGACCCGGGCGTCCGGCGCCGGCAATTTTGGCGACATCTCGGTGGAGACGTGGGACGGCGCCTCCGAGCGGGCCCTCACCTCCTCGCAGGTGACCGCGCTCGGCCAGCTGCTCGCCTGGATATGGGACACCCACCCGCACGTCCCCCGGCGTATCGCCACGCCCGGCGACCTGCGGGGCCTCGCCTGGCACAGGCTCGGCTGCGCCGGGGATTTCGGCCGATTCGACCCGACCGACCGGAAAACCTGGTGCAGGGCGCAGACAGGCGCCCGCTGGTCCACCGCCTACGGGAAAAACTGCCCGTACGACGCAAAGATCGATCAATTGGACGATATCTACCACGCGGCCCTCGGAGACACCCCCGAGGAACCCGAACCCATCAAACCACCTCTAGGAGAAACAATGATCATTGTATGGCGTGTAGGCGACAACGTCGCCTACCTGGTCACCGGCTGCAGCATGCGCCGGATCAGCTGGGAGGAGTACCAGGCGATCAAGATCGCCAACCCGGACATCCCCGAGCACAGCGCCTATCCGGAGACGGTCCAGACCCTCATGGAGGCCGTCCACGCCCAGGCCAAGAGCCTGCTCGATGACCTGCGGGCGCTGGGGGCGAGCATCTGATGAGCATCCTCCTGACCGTCCCGGCCATCGTCGCCCTCACCAACCTCGCCAAAAGAACCGGGCTGCCCTCCAAGCTGGCGCCGCTGGTCTCCGTGCTCGCCGGCGTCGCCGTCGCCTGCGGAGACGCCTACTCCACCGGCTCCGGCTACCTGGACGCCGTCGCCCGCGGCATCGTGCTCGGCCTGACCGCCTCCGGCCTCTACGACCTGATGCCCGGCGATCCCAAAGCCAGCACCGTCAACGTCTACGGTAAGGACTCCGTCCGCGTCCGCCACTCGGCCGTCACCGGGACCCAGGAGACGCCGGCGCAGCCCGAGCCGGAATCCGAGGAGGAGGCGCCCGCCGCGCCGTCTCCGGCTCCCGAGCCGAAGCTCGACCCGGCCGCTGCGGCCGCCGCCCACGTCGCCCAGCTCCCGGCCCCGGCCCCAGCTCCGACGGCGCCGACCTCGGGAGGGGGCGCCCAGTAGTGCAGCACGTCGCTCCGATCCTCACCGCCGTCGCCGGCGTCCTGACGGCCCTCGCCGGACTGGTCCCCGTGTGGAGGCAGCTTCGGGCGGTGCGCCGCCGGATGGAGCCTCAGGGCGACGGCCGCTCCCTCGCCGAGGGCCTGGCCCGCGTGGAGGGCCAGGTCCACGCCCTCCGGGACGAGCACGCCGGCACCCTCCGGCGTCTCTCCCAGGATATAGGCGTCGTAGACGCCCGCATCTCCCGGCTCGAACACAGTCTCGGAGAGTGACCACCACCACAAGAATCTACCCCGGTCTGGCTTGACACCATGCCACGGCCGGGGTAGACTATAAGTACAGCAAGGGAGAAAAGCTCCCAAGCAAACAAAAGAAAAGAGATGGAAATGTCGCAGAGAGACCCACGATTCCCCCGGACCTTCACCAGCAACCTCACAGAGTCCAAGCACTGGCTCCGAGCCGAGACCGGAATCCTCCTCAAGGAAGCCGAGTGGAAACTCAAGAAACTCCCCAGATACAAGGAACTCTTCGATCCCGAAGACCTGATCGAGCTCAGAGACGAAATCCGGAACTCCTAGAAGAAAGGCCCCCCGCCCCGGCGGGGGGCCTCCCCCTTTACCCAGCCAACCCACCCATCCCGTGGCCAGCGTTACACCACGCCGAGTTGACAGCGTACCACGGACGGGGTAGACTATAAGCACATCGAGGGAGAAAGGCTCCCGAGCGAAACCCCCGAAAGGAATGGAAATGAAGATCTACGAAGGCTCTCGATGGATCGACTGGGAGACCAAGGATGCGTCGTGCTGGCTCGCCGCGAAGACCGGCCTGACCCGCGAAGCCGCCAAGCACGCGATCATCGCCAACCTCGATCCTACCTGGGACGGCGACTACGACGATGCGGACCTCGAGGATCTTGCCCTGATCATCCTCGGCACTGAAGACTGACAACCCCGTCCCGGCCCCTCCCGGGGGCCGGGACCCAGAGAAAGGAAACGAAAATGGCAATGCGCCTGTCCCCCATCGCCGACTGGGTCGCCTACTATCTCTACGACTACACCGACACCCTCACGGCCCTCCGGGCCGTCCAGGACCTGACCCGAGCCTCCGGCGTCGCAGTCGTCAGGTGGGACCACGAGGACCCTCTGGCGATGGTGGACTACCACCCCGCCGTGGATCCCGGTCTCCCGCACGGCGTGACGCGCTGGCTGGACCTGGTCTTCGACACGCTCCCGCCGCTGGGATCCGTCATCCCCTATGACGAGGACGCGCCGATTATGGCGTGGTGGCGCCAGTGGGCCGCGGAGGGAGGCTCCGACCATGCCTGAGTTCCATCCCGAGATGCTCCCGGACGCCTATAGGCGCATCTGCGAGGACACCCGCCACGCCGCCGCCGTCGGCTACGAGGGCACCTGCTACTACGACCGCGAGGGCTACCTGGTAGGCAACCCCGGGGCCGCCGTCTATCGGACCGACCTGCACTTCGGAGGCCGCCACACCGCCATCCGGCACATGCCCGGAGGCCACGTCGCCACCGTGCGAGGCCTGACCTGGCCTCGCTTCCCCAAACCCCGCTACCACACCGGAAAGGAATAATAATGGAATACTCCGAACTTATTGCGATAAGGGACTTCGTCCTTGACTACCTGATAGAAGACGGAGGCGTCATCGAAGCCGAAGCCGACCGCGTCCAAGAGGCGCTTGAGGTCGGCTTGGAGGGAGACTCCGCATGGTGGGATCCCGAAGCCCCGTTCGCGATGATCGATGCCTTCACCGGCGACCCGATCCCCCCGGGCGCCCCGGACACCCGCCTCCTGACACTGCTCTTCTGCGTCTTCGACCCCTACGCCCAGTGCGAGTACACGTGCGACCTGACACTCTGGTACGAGCGCATCGTGAAGGAAGCGGCGTAAATATGAGCCTGTTCAAGGTGAACAATCCTCAGGACCGCACTGGCGGCGAGATATTCGCCGCCCACTGCGTCTCCTACATCCACCACATGGAACGCGGAATCGGGCACCGGCACATCTCCATCGGCGCCGCCGACGGGACACCGATCGCGCTCTACTCCCCGGCGCAGCTGACCGCCGCCGGAGGCGCCCAGCACGTCCCCGGCGCCAGGTTCGTCTGCGACCTGCGCTACCTCGCCGAGAACCTGCCCACCACCGGGGCGCCCGGGTTCTTCGACGCCTGCACCGCCATCTACGACCTGACACTGGAAAGGTACATCAAATGACTAAGATGACTAAGAAAATCCTCACCGGCGCAGCGCTCCGCGACTGGGACACGCCCGAGACGAAGGCCGTCTACTGGTCCGGCGCCTGCTACGCCCTCATAGCGGCCACCAACCTGTACGGCTGCAAAAGAGGCACCATCCGCGACACCATCGTCAAAGCCCACACGGAGGCCTACGATCGTCTCTACGCCGACGGCCGCCGCGCCGGCGCCAGCCTGGATTGCGACTGGGATCGGCTCTCTCCCGAGCAACGGGCATGGTATTCGATGGGCGCCGCCGACGCCCTGACCGACGTCCTGGACGGCCTCCCGGACTCCGTGATCGACCACTGCCCCACCGGCCTCCGGACCCTGCGGAGGGCCCGCCAGGCCTGGATCGACAAAAACCAGCGGATAGCGGACAGCTTCGCACGAAAGGCGGGACTTCTGAGATGACCAAGCCGACTCCGACGCCGGCGATGGTGGCACTCCTCGGCCTGGCATGGGTCGCGCTCATCGCCGTCGCCGTCACCACCGCCTCCGCCCCGTGGCGGATCGTCCTGACCATCACCGCGAGCATCTACGGGTACGCCTACGGCTGGACCCTCCGAGACTCCGAGACCGACGGGGGGCGGTGACATGGCATCCGAGCACGTAGAGCAGCTGCAGACCTGCGTCCGCGCCCTCAACGCGATGGGCCTGACCTACGCCGACATCTCCGAGATAGAGGGCGTCTCCCGAGACACCATCAACACGTGGGGGAAAGGCACGTCCCGCGCCCGCGGGGCGGCCCCGATCGCGAAGCTCGGCCGGACGGCCAGGGTCGTGCACCGGCTGACGGTCACACTCGCCGACATCGGCCGCCGCCACGCCCGTGGCGGAGCCGCGAGGGTGACGGTCCGGCGGGGGGCAAGAACGCCGGACTGGGCGCTCCGGCTGACCCTCGCCGCCGGCCAGGGATGGCTGGTCCGGGAGACGCTGATGCCGCCGTCCGACGGGGAGTGCTACCAGGGCCTCCCTCCGACGCCGACGATCGAGACCCGGCCGGGCGGCACATCCCCGGACTCCTCCATCGCCTACAAGAAATCACGGGGCGTGTGGCCCGTCGGCGCTGACTTCAAACTGTCCCCTCAGCTGAGGCTCCCGAGCGGCTACAGGCACATAGTGGTAGACGTGCCCAACCTGCTCTTGTGGGCGAGGTTCAGCGAGGGGCTGCCGCCGGGGGACTACCCGTGGCGGCCCGACACGACCGGAGAATGATAGGAGGTGAGACCATGAGTTGGAGTTATCTCGGCTGGCTTCTAGGCGGAATGTTCCGCTGCCATTTCGATGACGGCTGGCCCTGCTAGGAGCACCATAGGTGCCTTGGAGACCCCCAGTGTGACGCTGGGGGTCTCTTGCCGTTTTGACGGCGCCATGCGGAAGGCTGTATACTGTGCATATGGAAATCTATGACCATGGCGTCGCCCAGATGGACGCCTACAGGAAACCTTCCCTCATCGTCTCCCCCGACCAGCTGGCCGTCTACCGGTATATGGCGGCGACGGCGTGGGAGAGACTCCGCCAGGAAGGCCGCTCTAACGGCCTGGTCTGGTTCGACCCGGAATCCCGGGTGATCCCCGACGCCCAAAGGCACCACGGCTCGTACAGCGCCCAGCTGACCACCGTCGCCATCGGCGTCGTCCACGATAGGACCTACACCGACAAAGGTGGCTTCCTGAGAGAACACGTCGCTGACGGCCGTATGCAGGTCTCCGTCCAACTCCCCAAGGGACCGGGCGGGTTTCCGGCCGTGTGGATATCGGACTTCGACGCCGCCACAGGGCCCTCCGAGAATGACCCCTACCACTGCGAGGCTGTAGACTGGCACAGTCCACTCCGGAAAGGAACCAGAAAATGAGTAAGACGAAGTCTCCGCGGCGCCATGAGGGCATGAATGCCCGGGCGCCGCTGACGTCCCTGACCCGCTCCCACGCCCAGCGCGGGTGGGGCGGGTTCGATCGGTGCATGACCTACGCGATGCAGGGTCTGGCCGTCTGCCTGCCTTCGAAGTCGGCGGAGGGCCGCACCACCGCCTACCAGGTCGCGATGGCCTCCCATATCACCGACCGGTGGGCCAGGGAGGGCCTCAAGCGCCTCGAAAAAGCAGGCCTGATCGCCTGGGAGCGCGGCGGGATCGGCCCCGACGGCTGCCCCCGCCCTTCCTGGATCCGCGTAGACAAGAAGGCCTATTTGGCGTGGATCAATCTCCGCGAGTGGGTCAAGCGTAAGAAAGACGCCGCCGTCGCCCGCTACCGGGCCTACCGGGAGCGGGTCTCCAAGATCGAACACGCCCCCCAGCCGCCCGAGCAGCCGGAGGCGCCGCAGGAAGCATCCGTGGCTCCGCCGGCGCCGCCGAGCGTGCCGTTCGTGCCGCCCGCGCAGAAGGTCGCGAGGCCGTGCGACATGGTCTACACGCCGACGGAGGTAGCCGAGATGAAGGAGCGGATCCTCTACCGGGGATACTCCGCCGACCAGATGATGGAGCGGCCCGTCGCCGGATGGGAGGGCTGGCAGTTGGCCAGAGAGTTCGAGACCGAGCACGGCGACCTCCGCTACGGCGTGCAGGTGACCCGGGATCCCGAAGGTCGCCTGCTCAAACGCCTCGCCAGGTGACAGCCTGACCATCCGTCCGGGCGTCCGCAGCCGCCCGGCCCCATAGCCGAATACCGCAGCCGTCAGGCCCCGCCAAGGTGGTAGGGGCCATTAGTCGTGCCCGAGTAGAATAGGTGGCATGGAATCACCATCGAACCCCGTCCTCCTGAGGCCCTCGCCGGCCGCTCGGGAGGTCGCGCTGCGCATCATCTCCCATCTCCACACGGCCGCCTGGGGCGTCGCGGACCTACGCCGCTCCATCGCCCGCGCCCTGCCCGACGACGAAGCACTCGCCGCATCGTGCGAGGCGCTCCTAGACGTGCTGGCGGACGCCGACGCGGAGGCCAGCCACGCCTACAACCACGGCATCTTAGGCGTGTGCCCGCGCGGATTCCAGGCTGCGCCCATGCGGAACAACAATCCTCACGGTAGAGTGTTCCGCATGGATCGGGATGGTGGGGGCCCGCAGCCGGCCGGCCGTACCGGCTCGGATCCCAGCGACGGCGCGGATTCCCTCTTCTGACCATGCGGAATACCATCTCCACTGGGCCATTTCGGCTACGGCGGCAGAGCGTTCCGCATGGACGATCCAGGGGTTTGCCCCGGAGCGGCGGCCCAGACTGGGAGACGCCCATGCGGAACACAGTGCTAGCCATATCAATCTCCCTAAGGGAGAGAGTCTCCATAAGGGAGACTCTCTCTCCCTTAGATGAACCCTCTACATTTAGAGAAAAGCGAAAAGGGGGAGGGCGATCGGGAGGGTCCGCCCGCCGCGATGCGGCGGACCCTCCGCCCGCCCCCTTGGGGAGACGGGCTATCGCCTTCGTGACTGGTCCGGGTTCCCGGACCAGACCGGGTTGTGCGAGACGGGGGATCCTCGGACCCGGGTGGTCTGCACCGGGGGTATCCGTGTTGCGGGGGTTGCTCGGATGGGGTATACTCAGGGGCATGAGCGGAGGACGACGCTGGCGAGGCCGGAACCAAAAGCAGCTGCGGCAGATGGTCACCGACCTCTACGGCTGGCGATGCTCCATCTGCCACACGATGATCAACCCCGACGCGACACGACTGCGAGACCGACTGAGTATCGACCATGTGCTGCCCGTCAGCCGCGGCGGCACAGACACGATCGAGAACCTGAGACCGGCGCACTACGGCTGCAATGCCGCTCGAGGCGACGGCTCTCGCACCGTCCGACGCCGACCGACCGAAATCGGAACCGCGTTTTTTCCAACGGGCCCCGGCCGGTACCCCCGGTGCAGACCACCCGGGTC